CTGCTGTTTTGCTAACAATATCGGTTGCTTCATTGTTTCTTCTGGAACGCGAATACCTTCCATCAACAAATCAATAATATGTTCGTCGTCTACACCGTCGTACATACTACGCAATTTTGCAAACGCTGCCGTTTTCTTAGCTTGCTCAATGTCTGCCAGTGACATTGTTGCATTTCCGCCCTGACTCAATTCTGCATAAATGTCTTCAAACAAATACACTGAGCCTTCGTCTGTTATATCTGCCCCTGGCATTGCTGGTGCACTAGAGGCGCCTGGTGTACTATCATTTGCAGCTGTACCGCCCGCGCCTGTATCAATCCAATTTGGTGCTTTGATTGGTGCTTGAAACGTCAGACCGTTTAACGCTACTTCTCCATCTATCAACTTTTGGTCAAAATCTGGTACAATGTGATTATTGTCCAATGACCAAAACGCTTCAGCCAAACGATGGTCAAACGCATTGCGCAACGGCAATGATGCTGACCGCGCTTTACGACGATGGTTCACAATTGCGTTATAAGCCTCTACAACTGTATTGTTCACATACTGTGTTTCTATGTGAATCCCCATTGTTTGATAAAATTTATCTAAACCTGAAGCAGCTCCTGTCGCCCCTGAAGGTACTCCGTCAAACTTTACCGCTGTTGATCCTGTAGTTACACTTGACGTTTCTACGTTATAATACTTATTTTTTTCAAAAAACGGCACCACACTGCCGCCAATGCCTGTTTCGCCTTTGTACGATCGGTTCAATTCTTCCATTGATCCGTTAAATCGTTCAAACGCTAACATTGGTACGTAATGTGCCATTACGTTAACCATAATGCCATTCATCAACAGCTCTGCTGTTTCCATCATTTCAATGTTAACGCGTACTCGTCCCCGCTTAACTGCGTCTTCGCGCAGCATCGGAATATACTTCACCGGCAGGATTTTTCCTGCATCTGCTGATGTTAACACGCGACCGCGATCGCGTCGCGTGCTGCGTTGAACTGTAATTGGTGTGCTAGGCACCATTTCTGTCATTCGCATTTTACTTTTTCCTTTTTATGCGTTTCATCATGGCAACAAACTTCTGCCGTACTTTTTTTGCATTTATTGCACTTCAATTTTTTGGCCAACCTAACGTTGCATTGCTTCCGCTTCTTGAAAATACGCCTCGGTTTAAACCTAATGGATCGCGCGGAAAACCGACGCCGCCCCATTCTAAATCCAATCCTTCTTGTGCTGCCTTGCTTGCCGCTGCATCCATTCCAACTCCTGTTACCAGTTCTGTTGGTCCTGTCTCTGTTAGTTCTGGATTTAAAATTGCATACATCTGCTTTGTATTTTGATCGTAGACAATTTTGTATTTTGGTATGGCTTCATAACTTTCTGCTGGTACATACAAAGGCTTTCCATCACTTCCTGTTACTGGCTCGCCATTGCTGTCCATCAATTGTACGCTTTGCGGTCCGTCAAACGATTGTTTTCCTATGGCCGCTGTTTGTTTCTTTGTAAAAATTGTTCCTGCAATCATGTTTTCTATGCTTGCTTGTTTTTCTCGTTTATTAAGCTCCTGTATTTCTTCATTATATTTGTCGATCGGTGCTTGTCGCACCGCGTCAAATATTCCTGCTGCTGCGTTTCCAAAAGCTGCGGCTTTTGAAATCACTGGCAGTCCTGTAAAACCTTGTCCGCCTGTTGCGCGCAATACCGTTAACGGATTTAACCCTGCGCGTTGCGCTGCGTTTCTCATTCTGACAAACTGATTGTCCTGATCCGCTATTGCTTGTTTGCGTTGTTGTTTTGCTGACATGTATGATGCTGCTGCCCCTACAATCGCTTGCGTTGTCGCTGACGCTCCAGCCGCTCCTAACAATGGAGCAATAAATCCAAACATTTTACATTCCTTTTATTAGTGGGGCGTATAAACATACGCTTGCAATCAGGCCCATTACTACGCCTGTTGCTAAATCTTTGCCCATTTTCTTTATTTCGCGCGCAATTCTTTTTAATTGCGTCTTTGGCATAAACTCGCCTGTTCGCTCATATATCGCGTAATAGGCTTCGATTGTTTGCTC